TCGCAGAAGCAGATGGAGGGTCTGTCCCTCGTCCGCACCTTCGAAATGATGGCGGCGTGGGCGCAGGTCGACAAGGGCTTGTTCGACTGGATCGACACTGATATGGTGGCCCAGCTTCTCCCGCTTGCCAACGGTGCGTCGGCCAAGATCGTGCAGACCAAGACCAAGGTGGATAGTGTCCGCAAGGCCCGCGCGCAGCAGGAAGCGGCGCAGATGCAGGCCCAGCTTATGCCGGAAGCGGCGCAGGCGGGTGCGGCTCTCATGACGGCTGGAGCGAAGGTAACACAGGCCAATAATGCAGGCTAAGAGGGAAGTATCACCGGAGGAGTTGGTTCTCCTCTATCAGGACTGTTTTGGCTCGCCCGCGGGCAAGGTGGTCCTGACACATCTGGTGGCCAAGTTCGGCTTCACCAACAAGTCGACGAACGTGCCCGGCGACCCCTACGGCACGCACGTCAATGAGGGTCATCGAGGGGTGCTGGTGTATATCGGCAAGATGCTGTCGATGACGCCGGACGACATGAAGCAGCCGACACAGGCAGAGAGTGAGACGTCCGTTGAGAGAAAGGGTGCAGGACATGACGAAGAATTCTAGTTTCCGAATTTATTACGACGGAGAAGCAGGTGGAAGTGGAGGTAGCGGAGCTACGGGCGGCGCTGGTGCAGGCGGGAGTGGCGCGGGAGGAGCAGGCGCTCCGAATAGCCTCCTTGGAGGTGGAACTGGAGGTGCTGCGCCAGGAGTGGGGGCGGGAGATACTGGAAAAAGCGAACAGCCAGGCGGCGAGGTTTTTAAGCTCCCTGACGGCTGGGACTACCGATCCGCTCTCCCCCCGGAGCTGAAGGAAAGCCCTTCAGCCAAGAAGTACGCCAACATCGAGGAACTGGTGCGCGGCTTCGACCACGCCTCGCAGTTTATCGGGCGTCCTACGGACCACCTGGTCGAACTCCCCCCGAACGCGACCCCCGAGGTCCAGCGCGCAGCCTTCGAAAAGATGGGCCTGCCGAAAGATATCGCAGGCTACAAGCTCGACCAGAAGGCGGTGGGCGAGGCCATCAAGCTCGACGCGCCGGGCATGAAGACCCTCACCGAGGCGGCCTTCAAGGCGGGCGTGCTGCCCAAGCAGCTTGAGGGCTTGCTGGGTACGTTCAACGGCATGATCGAGCAGGGCCAGAAGGACATGGCCGCGGCAGAGATCGAGCGCAACAGCCAGAACATCGAGGCGCTGAAGAATGAACTGGGCGAGGCGTTCGACGGCAGCGTGGCGGCGGCCAACTTCGCGGTCGGGAAATTGGGTGGCGATCCCCTGCGCGAAAGCCTCAATCGGGCAGGATTGGGCACGGACGGTCCGGTCCTGAAGATGCTTGCCAAGGTCGGCAAGATGCTGGCCGAGGACGAGGGCGGCGGTGACAAGCCGGGCGACTTCGGCTCGGGCATCACCCCCGACGACGCCAAGGCCGAGGGCCAGAAGCTCATCAACCAGGCCATCAACGAGCCCAACCTGACGAAGCGCCGCGAGCTTGAAACGAAGGCTCAGGAGTTCTTTGCCAAGGCCGAGAGGCGGAGCGCCAAATGATGACGATCCTGTGGATTTTCCTGGGCGTTCTCGCGGGCGTGGCGATCGGCGTGCTGGTGCTTGGCCTGGCGCTGCGGGGCGCGCTCTCTAGCCTTTGGAAGAAGTAGGACTTGACAATTCCGTGGGAGTGTGGCAACCATACTCCCACGGACCAAGTTCGGCCCCTGGATAGGGACACCCGGCGCGGTTCCACCGAACCCCCACAACCTATCCAATAGGCAACGTATCTGATGCGTATTCTTTACTCTGTCGACATTCCGGTGTCGTATGTCACCCAGTTCTCCAGCAACGTGCATCTGCTTGCAGAGCAGCGCTACTCGCGCCTGCTTCCCGCGGTCATGCGCGAGCAGGGCACGGGCGAGAGCGGCGCGATCGAAATCACGGGCGGCATCGACGCCCCGAACGAGATCAACGAGCGCCATGGCGACACGCCCCTGAACAGCACGCCGCAGACCCGGCGCTGGTGGTTCATGAAGGACTACGACGTGGCCGACCTGATCGACAAGCAGGACCGCGTCAAGATGCTGATCCAGCTTGACAGCATCTACACCATGCGTCACGCGGGCACGATGGGCCGCGGCATGGACGACGCCATCATCGACGCGCTGTACCGCACCGCCGTCACGGGCCACACCGGCTCGGGCACGACCGCCTTCCCGACCGCGAGCCAGCAGCTTGCTTCGGGCTCGACGGGCCTGACGATCGACAAGCTCAACCGCGCCAAGGAAATCCTCGACGCCAACGAGGTCGACGAGTTCTACCCGCGCTTCTTCGCCGCCACGTCCCGCCAGATGCGCGAGCTTCTGGAAGACGACAAGGTGACATCGCAGGACTTCAACACGGTCAAGGCCCTCGTGCAGGGCCAGGTCGACACCTTCCTGGGCTTCAAGTTCATCCGCACCGAGCGCCTGATCTCGACGTCCAGCGTGCGCAACTGCTTCGCTTGGGCGCAGCCCGCCATCCGTTTCATCGACGGCATGGCCCCGAACACCACGGCCTCTCCCCGCCCGGACAAGCGCTACGCGCAGCAGATTTATACCTGCGGCTCGTGGACCGCGGTCCGCACGGAAGACGAGATGGTTGTCTCGGTCCTGTGCAGCGAAGCCTAATCGTCAACCAAGGAACCTGACACATGGCCACTCTCTACTCTGATATCATCACCGGGCTTCGCGCTACTCCGCAGACGAAGCCGGACAGCGGTGTTTCGAACGGCAAGGTCCGCGTCCAGGCGTTCACCTGGACGGGCGACGCCGCGCAGAACGACCTCGTCGAACTGGCGAAGCTCCCGGTGGGCGCTCGCATCATCACCGGGTTCATCGACTTCACCGATTTCGGTTCGTCCGTGACCCTCGACATTGGCGACGGCACGACCGAGAACAAGTACCTCTCGGCACTGGACGTTGCCACGGCTGCGGGCACGTCGGCCTTCGCGAACACCTGGGCCCTCTACGGCCTTGGCCGCGAGCGCCTGTCGACGGCCATCACCCTGACGGCCAAGCTGGAGGGTGCGAACCCGGACAGCGGCTCGCTCCGCGGCTACGTCCTCTACGCGGTGGAGTAGCCTCTTGGCCACTCTTACCCTCAACGCCTCGATCACCCCGTCTCGGCAGGTCACTGTGACCTACGGGACGGGCGGGTCCCTCACGGGGTCCGTGGCCCTCCTGATTGACAACACGATTACGGCGGGCATGGACGTCGAGAAGATGATTGCGGCGCTGGTGCGTTCTTACCACCGCCAGTCCTCCAAGGCGTCCAAGGTATCGGGCATCGCTACGTCCGGCACCACGGCAGAGTAGTCCTAGCGGCGGGCGTTTCCCTCACCCTCCTCCCCCGCCGCGGCCCCCTGTCCCTCGTGGACAGGGGGTTTCTCTTTGCCCTCCATCCGTGATAGTATCCGGGTATGGCGAGCCAAATCCAAATCTGTAACGTAGCGCTCACCCATTGCGGCGAGCCGTCCATCACGTCGCTGAACGAGGACGGCAAGGCGGCGCGGGTCCTGAAGCGCGTCTACGACCTCGTCCTCGACCAGGCGCTCACCGACTACCGCTGGTACTTCGCGATCGAGCGCGCCGAACTGGCCGCCGATCCCGCTGCCCCGCTGTTCGGTTTCACCAACCGCTTCACCGTGCCGTCCGACCTGCTCCAGCTTATCGGAATTGGCGACGACCAGAACGAGAGCAAGCGTAACTACACGGCCAGTGAAACTATCTTCAAGCGCGAAGGAAACTACATCCTGGCCGACGACGCCCCGCTCAAGATCGTCTACGTCAAGCGCGTCACCGACCCCGGCATGTACTCCCCGGAGTTCGTGAAGTACCTGTCCTACCTCCTGGCCACGACAATCTTCTACGACCTGACCAAGGGCGCGGACCGCTACACCGCGCTCGTGCAGGGCCGCGAGCAGGCCGCCAAGCAGGCCAAGTTCAAGGGCGCGATCCAGAACACCCCCGAAGTCGTCGTGGCATCTGACTGGATCGACAGCCGCTTCTCCGACAACTACCCCTACCGCATTGGTCCTGTCGTCTAGTGGCAAGATACAACCCGATCCAAGCCAACTTCACGGCGGGCCTGCTTACCCGCCGTCTGCGCGGGCGCGACGACCTGGAGGCGTACCACCAGGGTATGCGCCAGGCGCTCAACGGGCAAATCCTGCCGCACGGTGGGTTCATGCGCCGGGCGGGCTCGATCTTCGTGAACGAGGTCAAGAACCGCACCAGCGCCAAGAACGCCCTGATCCCGTTCGACGTGGCCACCGATCAGCAATACATCATGGAGGTCGGGCACAACTATATCCGCTACTACGCCAACCATGGCCTCGTGGAGAGCAGCCCCGGCACGCCGCTGGAGACGGTGACGACCTACGGCAATGACGAGCAGCAGGACTTGCGCACCGCTCAGCAGGTCGATGTCATGTACATGGTCCACCCCAACGGCCATCCGTACAAGCTGTCGCGCACCAGCCTGACCTCGTTCACCTGGACGAAGGTGACGTGGAAGGATGGCAACGCGCCGATGCAGCCGTCCAACATAACGGCCATTACCTGCACCAAGACCGGCGGCGGTAGCCCCTACACCTTCACCTTCTCCGCGGTTCCGAAGCCGGGTGGCTTCACGACTGCCGACGACGTAGGGCGCACGCTGCGTTTCCACGACGGCGTGTACGAAATCACCACGGTATCCTCGACCACGGTTGTCATCGCTACTGAACTGAAGGTACTGGCCGACCCGGCAGGAAGCAGCGCGACCCCGGACTGGGCGCTCGGCCTGTTCTCTGACACGGACGGCCCCCGCGCGGTAATCTTCCACGATGGCCGCCTGTGGTACGGCGGCTCGCGCACGGCCCCGGACGTGATCGTCGGCTCCATGTCGGACGACTACGACAACTTCTTCCGCGGCCTCGCCTACGGCGTAACGCCCACGATCAACGAGGACGACAAGTCGATCGTGAAGCGTGTGCAGGGCAAGCGCCTCCAGACGATCATGTGGCTGGCCTCGCAGGCGGACTACATGGCGATCGGCTCGGCGGGCGGCGAGTTCCGCATGTTCTCGGCGGACAGCAGCGGGGTGTTGACGCCCAACACCGCGGTCATCCGCTCGGCCACGTACCGCGGCTCGGCGTACAAGACCCCGGTGCAGATCGACAACCAGATCATGTTCATCCAGTCGAACCTGCGGGAACTGTTCGAACTGCGCTACGAGGTAGTCAAGGACAACTTCTCCTCGCGCAACCTCATGCTGTTGGCCGAGGACGTACCGGATAGCGACATCAACGGGCGCGGTGGCATCCTGCGCATGGCGTACCAGGCCACTCCTGACAGCACTATCTGGATGGTGCATGGCGACGGCTCGCTGATCGGCCTCACCTACGAGCCTGACCAGAAGGTCATTGGCGTCCACCCGCACTCGATCGCCAACGGGCTCGCGCGGGTCGACGATATCGCGGTATGCCAGAATCCATCCTCGACTGCCCACGAACTGTGGTTCCTGGCCACGATCGAGGTCGACGGCACGACGGAGCAGTACGTCTGCTACATGGACCAGCAGTACCGCCCGGCGCTGTCCTATGAGCGCGCCACGAACGACGAGAGGATCAGGGCGCTCGACGAAGCGTACTTCGTGGACCTGGGCCTCAAGCTCGACAACCCGGTCCTGATCGCCAGCTTCACCAAGGCGGCGCAGGGTGTGTTCACGGCCACGGCTCACGGCTTCGCGGACGGCGACCGCGTCAAGCTGCGCGCCCCGCAAGGCCCGTCAGAAATGGATCGCCTGTCCGCCATCGTGTCCGACAAGACCGCCAACACGTTTAAGCTCAAGGACGGCGACGGCAATTATATCAACACGACGGACTGGGACGACCTGGGCGACGTGGTCGACCCGTCTACGACCAACTACAACTCCCCGCTCGTGCGCGAGGAAGTGACGACGATCACGGGCCTGGGCCATCTGGAAGGCTTGACCGTATCTGTTCTGGCGGACGGCATGGTTCATCCTGACGTTGTCGTGACCGGCGGCGAGATCGAGCTACAGCGCCGCGCCTCCATCGTAGCCGTGGGCCTGCCCTACAGCTACCGCGGCGAGACACAGCGCTTCACTGAAGGAGCCCGGATGGGTTCTGGTCAGGGCCAGCCTACGTCGATCGACAAGGTCTCCGTCGTGCTGCACAACACCGTGGGCGGGTCGTTCGGCGTGGGCAATGGCCTCGACCGGCACCTGTCTCCGCTCAACCTGCGCGAAGGCAACGGCCCCATGGATCAGTCGCCCCCGCTGTTCACCGGCACCAAGGAGATTTCCGTGGAGGGTGGATGGGGTGTTGAGCCTACGGTCTACTTCGAAAACACCCAGCCGCTCCCGATGACCGTGCTGGCCGTGTGCCCGAGGCTCATGCTCAATGAAGGTTAGGTTCAGACCGCTGAAGGTGTCGGACTTCTACGAGATCGAGCTTCAGCCCCGCCATGCCGAGGCGCAGCCGGTGTTCCGCGCCAACCCCCTCGTGCTGCACTCGCTCACCGAAAGCCCGTTCTCTTTCGCAATGGAGGTCGACGGCAAGGCGGTGGCCGCGCTGGGACCGAACCAGTACCGCGAGATTTGGGCGTATTTGGGCGCGGATTTGCGCCGCCACATGGTGCGCCTCGTGCGCTACACCCGCGCCATGCTAAGCATGTACGGCAAATGCTGGGCCAGGGTGGACCGCACCAACTGCGACGGGGAGCGCTTCATGTTGCTATTGGGCCTCCGAAAGGTTAAAATGGCCGAGGAAGGCGTAATGGACGTTTGGGTTTACGATGCTGATTAAGTACGGTCCCATGGCCGCCGTCTTTGCTGGCGTTCAAGCTGTCGGCTCCATTGCTGGCGGCTTGATGCAAAGCAACCAAGCCTACGACGAAGGCGTCTACAACCGCGACTTCTACAACTACCAGGCCGAGCAGGAGAAGATTGGTCTTAACCGCGATCTCGACGCACAAACGCGCGAGCGCACGGCCACGATCTCCCGCACGCGCGCCATCATGGCCGCGCAGGGCGGCGGCATGGACGGTGACTTCATCGCCTCGCGCGAGGGGCTATTCGAAACCCAGCGCCTCTCCCTGATCCAAGATAGCGAGGCGCGGCAGTCCGTCCTCCGCACCAAGGCCGGGTTTGCCATGAAGGCGGGCCAGCAGGCGGCGGATGCGGCGGTCATCAAGGGCTTCACGAACGCCATCCCCGGCATGACTTCTTTGTACGGTGAGGCCAAGAAGGCGTAATGGCGAACAAGTCGACCCGCCTCCCCGGCACCGAGTTCGAAAGCACTGGCAACCGCGCCCGATCGGTAGCGTCGGGTAGCCCCGGCTCACCGGGCCTGAACCGCTCGATCGCCACGGACATTGGCGCGGGCGCGCTTGTGGCCATGGAGGCGTTGCAGAAGGTCAACGCCGAGCGCGATGCCGTGACGTCGGTGAAGGCTGAGAGCGCCTATGTTCTTGAGCGCGAAAAGAAAATGGCCGAACTCGACCCGATGGCCACGGACTATACCGAACGGGTCAAGCAGATTTGGGGTGACGGCAAGGACGCCATCGCAGCCGCAGGTCTTACGACGCCTG